ATAATACTTACTTATGTCAATCCCTCCTTAATGAATATCAAATAATTTTACTCTTTTAGGTTTTTCTATTGGAGTTGGACTAATATAAAATATATCAGTGCCTAAATCTAAAGATCCTTTTAGAAATTCTGCTTGCTGTTGTTCTAATCTCCATTTATTTTGATAATATCTCATTGCATCATCATATATATAACCAACAATTCTAATACTACCATGAGACTTGCTAACATCACCGTCACTTACATCATACCAATAAACTAAGCTACGATAAATTCCAGTCATTGAACGACCATCTTCAATTAATTCTTTTATTTGTTGATCAATTCTTCGTTTACTATAATTTGTTCCATATTTATTTTTACAGTATTCGTGAATTTTATTATAATATTCTTCATTTTCCATCTTTTTATCATAACATTCTTTATGATAATATCTACGACCAATATGAATACAATCAGGATTTTCTTCACGAGAGAATGTTTCATTACAATATGGACATTTTACATCTGGAAGTTTTGCCATAATATTCTCCTAAAGCTATTTATAATAATATTATAGCATAAAAAATAACGGCTGTCAAGAATTACCTTGACAACCGTTATAAAGAAAGTTATAAACCAAGCCCAACTTGTTCAGTTAACTCGTTTACAATCAACTCAAGCTGTTCAGCTTGCTTAGGTGTGGCATCAGAAACTTTCTTTCCTTTGCCAAGATACTTATCAGTAATTTCAACAATGCGCGGTGCCCAGTTAGTACCAAAAGTTGCACCAGTTGCTTCTTGAATTTTTTCAACCAACGTATTAAATTGATTCATTAATTCATCAAAATCTGGAGTTTGCGGCACTGATTCAATTTTTGTTGGGGCATCTGTAACAAACTTATTATCATATTCTGCAGCTTGTTTATCAATAGCATCACCGATAGCATTTACAAGATTGTCATAATTAAATTCAATACTATCGGGTGTATATTTAAAACGAGAGCCAGCTACAAATCGAGGTGTTTGCCGCATAAACCCAACAGTATGAATAGTTCCATCTTCCTCTTGGATTGGATGTGCATAAATAATTAAGTCACTCATACGGTCTACAATTAAACGAGGACGGTTTCCAAGAGTAGGACAAATTTGATTATATTCTTTACCATTTTCATCTGTAAATACTTTATCTTGACTATGACTAATCATAACAAGGCCATAACCAATTTGTGGAATTAAACGAAGAGCTTCATCAAATTCCTTCGATACCATGTTATAACCTTTACCATAAGCAAGATCAGCAATATTTTCTACACCCTCGCGGTTGCAGACATATTTTTCACAAAGATCATAAGCAATGTCTACAGTATCTATAATAATATTATCATAAGCTGCGTGACCTTCATCAGTTTTAAGCTGTTTAAGAACACTCTTAAATTCTGCCCACGAGTTAATTGGGAGAGCCATAATCCCTGGGATGGTAAGATAACCAGCTTCAAAACCGAGAAGAAGAGCTTTAGAGAACTTTGAAGCTATAGTTGTCTTACCAGTTTTAGGAGCACCGTATAGAAGTATAGTATAGCCCTTTAGATCTCTTGATACTACGTGCGGTTTAACCGCAAAAATATCAACACTAGCCATATACTACCCCCTAATTAAAATTTAAAATTCTTCGCAGCCGTTGGTGATGCAGACTTTACGGTAGTCGCTCCACTGAAAGGAGGATCATCATTAAAAGCATTATCTTTAGACCTCTGATATTCATCATGATTTGCACGAACTTCTACAAGGTGTAGCTCACGATTATTTTTACCTTCTGCTACATCCTCTGCAGTCATTGTAGATTCATCACCAAATTCCATTGGATCAACAGATGCGCCTTCAATATCCCAGGCACGAAGAGTACGAGTTGTAATATTTACAGTTGGAGCACCAAAAGCATTTTCTGTTTCAGTACGGTTCTCAATTGTTGTACAAACAATATTACCCCAAACCTTGGTTAGCATTGGTTCACTAATACTAATATCCGCTTTTTCAAAATAATTCATACCACCAGCTGTACGAATTGTATATTCTACTGGGAGGAAATCATTCTTGAAATTGAAAACATAACCACGGATGCGGCCATAGTTATCGCCATTTTCAACTTCAACTTCTTGATAACCCTCGATAAGCATGTCGGTCTTGAATTTCGCGCAACCTACTGTTGCAATATCACCAGTCTCAGGATGAGCAAAACTACCACGAACACGTTTTGGAGAAGCCATATCACCTTCACGGGTTACGAAGTCATTGCATTCAACATCACCATCAATACGAATTTTTGTTGCTGAAGCTCCATTCATTTCATAAGTATTATTTTCATTAATAATTTGCTCTAAGAATGAATAAGTTGTATTTGGTTTACCATTCTTAAAAGTTGGAACTACATACATGAAATTTACCGGAACAACATTGACAGCATCTACATCTGTAGCGACATTAATAGAGCCGCCAATATACTCTACGCCTTTCTTTGAAACTTTCTTTGCAAGAGTGTGATTAAACACCCAACCACGGACATCAACAGAATTTTCAAAATTATTCTTCATGTGTATTTACTCTCTTTCTATTTTTATTTACAATAATATTATAAAATATTTTATTACAATTGTCAATAAAAATTTATTCTTCTTGCCATCCAATAGGATATCTATGTGCAGGAATACAAAAGCTTATACCTGTACGACTATCATCAACCTTAATAAATTCCGGCCAATCTTCAAGTGTTTTTTCAAATTCATCTTTATCAATATTTGTATCAATAATTAAAATAGGATTATCTCCTCCGTCATATACATAAATTTTAAGCATTGAAATCACCCGTGATAAATTCATTATAAGGAAGTGTTTTTATCCAAGAGACGAATCCTTTAGACCATTGCGGCAAACGATGATTTTTTCGCTGATGATACATTGTTGCGAGTACTTCATAGTTAAGACAGACAGTTCGCTTTTGTAAAAATGATTCTGGTAGCATTGCTTTTAAAATCTGTTGATAATGTTCTTTATCTTGACCTGTTACCTCATTGGCACGATCTCGTACAGTTTTAATTACATCAATATAGTCATTAAATGCAGCTTCAATGTCCCAATCTGAACCATTAAAACTAGGCCACTCAAATTGAGATGTATTAAAATCTTCTTTAAGAATGGTATGCATTGTACTCTCTGAATTTGCGGAAGTCCCAATTTTATAAGTATCAAATTCACTCCACCAATATCTTGGTGCAGTAATTTCAACCCAAACGATTACTTGCCGCATCCACTTACGATGTTCAGTGCCACCTTTCCAGAGACTCTTTGCAAGTTTATAATCATTAGGGCCTATTATAAAATGATTTTCTTCTTTAATCGGCCAAAAACTATCTGCTTTATTATATGATTTAAGAGGATTACGCATACCGCGCATAGCTGATTCAAACCCTTGAACATCTATAGTCATGAATTCCATTTAATTTACTCCAATAGTTTGATTGTAACCATAATCATTTGATTCATATAAATCAATATAGAATGCTTCTTTTTTATTTAACTCTTCTCTTGGACATTCCTCCAATAGTTCAAAAGTAAAGTTTTCAATACCATCTTGCTCCATTGCAGCATATAATTTATTGTTTTTAGGAGTATCTATACCGCATCCGCATTTACAATGATCGCACCAACGTTTATAGATATCAACTGATTGACCAATGTAACATTTATTATCTAGTATGTTAGTAATTTTATAAATGCCGCATTTAGTTTCATTACCAAGAATCATAATAAATTGTTGTTTTGCCAATGGTTGAAAATATGTTTGCCATATTAATTTAGATATGACTCTTGGATGCGAAAATTGTAGGCGGATATTCTGTAATAATTGAATATCTTTTTTATCTTGTGATGTAATATTTAACTTATATCCATCGAGTTGATTTTTATCTTGTTGTTGTTTTCTCCACTGTTCAATTGCGGCATGACGAGTTTGTTTTAAAGATTCTAAGTCAAATTCAATAATAGCTTTTTCAGCATCGCATGTTTCTTTAATATGCGCTAACTTATCCTTATATTGCTGTGCAGCATTATTATAATCTTCTTGTAATTTAGCTTCATTATCTTCAGCTATTTGTTTAAGATTGTCAAGATGGTCTTTAGTCTTATCGTATTGTTGATTTAAATCTTTAAGTATTTGATCGGTAAAATCAACTTTATGACGGATATCATTAAGAGTAGTTTTACCTTTATCAATATCATTACTAATTCTATTTCTTTCATTTACTAAAGTTTCAACGGCACTTTGTAAACGTTCATATTCTTCTTTTTTCTTTGATATAAGAGTTAAATATTTTTTACATATAAGTGTAACAATAACTACGATGATTATGGCTATACTATATAATATAATATATTCCATAATAAAATGGAGGGCGCCTTATATAGACAACCCTCCTCTCCTTTTAACTCCGTGTATTGATTTTAACTATTCAGCTGGCTTCTCAGCAGCAGGATCAACACTGAGACCTTCGGGGGTAAGACGAATAACCTTCTTCTCAATACCCTCAACGACAACGCGCTCAGTTAGACCCTTCTTCTGTAGACCAGTAGCAGTGCCATTAATCTGACGAGAGGTTAGACCCAGAGCATCCGCTAGATCATCAGCGGTATACTGACCATTGGGGTCTGCCTGAAGATAACGAAGTACTGCCTGTGCATTTTCTGAAAACATCTGTGCCATAGTAATTTCTCCTTTTCAATCTTAATACTTATTAATAAATATTATGGCTTGTATAAGAGAGATTTCTTATCTCTCACTTTCTACATATATTATACTATATAACTATTGCGGCTGTCTATAATTATTTTTCACAATTGTTATATTTTT